GGTGACGAGAGTGTTAAGAAGATTATAGCACAGCAAGCCCCAGCTATCGCTAACATGACTAAGAAGCAAATACTAGATGATCGTCGTAGGGGTGGTCAGATGAAACAAGCGTTTGGGTAAGGAAACCTCATGGCACTAAAGACTGCACCAACTGATATAGGCTTTGCACAAATAACTCTTAGTGCTATGAACGCTGTTGCCACCTCTGAGTCTCCCTTTACTTATAAACAACAAATAGTACAACACACAGGTCAAGCATGGAAAGCCTCAGTTACCATACCCCCTGTACGCAGAGACTTAGGTGAGCCTTGGGTAGCCTTCTTGTTGTCGTTACAGGGACCAGTGAACACCTTCCTCTTAGGTGATCCTAACTGTGTAGCCGCTAGAGGTACAGCAGAAGATGGTGACATAGTAGCAACGGGTACTGCTGGTGCTTCCTCTGTTACTTTAACTCTTAGTAATGGTGGAACACTTAAAGCTGGTGACTACATACAACTAGGTTCAGCAAGCACAGCTAAACTACATAAGGTCTTAGCAGATATTTCTACTACAGGATCAGTAGACATATGGCCTAATCTTAAAGCTACCTACTCTAGTGCTGCTGTAGTTGTAGACAACGCTAAGGGTGTCTTTAGACTGACAAGTAACGTACAGGATTGGCAGATAGGTAACTCTAGTACCTATGGTATCTCCTTTGAGGCTGTAGAGGTTATAACATAATGACTAGAACTGTACCCTCAGTAGTACTTAATGCCCTAGACGATGATGTCATTAACCCCTTCTTTGCTGTAGAACTACTTTTTGATAGTCCTAATGAGATACACTTGTGGACAGGTGTAGGAGACCTTGATTATGACGGAAAGATTTGGACAGGTGCTGGTAACTTACTAGACATATCTTCTGTAGAAGAAGGTGCTGATCTTGCTGCTAGAGGTGCTACTATAACTCTTAGCGGTATGACCTCTGAGGTAGTCTCTCTTGCCCTACAGGAGCCTTATCAGGGCAGAGTGTGTAACATCTACTTTGGTGTTACTTCAGACACTACAGCCTTAACTCAGACGTTCTCTGGCTACATGGATCAGATGAACATACAGGAGAACCCCGATACAGCGACTATAGAACTAACTGTAGAGAATAAACTAATAGACCTAGAGAGACCTCGTATTGCTAGATATACTTCTGCGTATCAAAAGTCGGTTTACCCCGGTGATCTTGGGATGGACTTTATCGAAGACCTACAAGACAAAGAGATAGTCTGGGGAAGAAGCCCCGATAAAGCTAGAACGCAGTGAGGAGTTAACTAATGGGTTTTAGCGTTAAAAGTTTTGCCAAAGCTGTTGTTAGGGTATTTGTTCATGCAACTATAACCTTTGCTCTGTCTTCTATACCGGGGATAGGACCAGCTTTGGGTACAGCTTACGCATATTCAGCCCTGTCCTACGAAACCTCTAGGGCATTAAGACCTAGTTTAGCTGGTAGGGGTGGTACTGAACGTAAGAGAGGCTATGAAGTAACACAAAGGGGTTCTACCATATCCCATCAGATCATCTATGGTAAGATGAAGGTTGCGGGTACTAGAATATTTGATGGGACTACAGGTACAGATAACGTAGACCTACATAGGGTTGTCGCCTTTGCTGGACATGAGATAACTTCTTTTGAAGAGATATACATTAACGATGAAGTAGCAACTATAGACGGTAGTGGTACTGTAACCTCCCCTAGTCGTTATCAAGGCAAGATTAAGATTTATGAACACTTAGGTTCACCAGATCAAGCTGCCGACAGTAACTTAGTTAGTGCTGTATCTAGTTGGACAGGGAACCATAGGCTTCGTGGCATTGCTTATTTGTATTGTAAGTTTACTTTTGATGTAGACGCCTTCCCTAATAACGTGCCTGAGATTACCGCTGTCATTAAAGGTAAGAAGGTATACGACCCAAGAAGTCCCTCTGCTGCTAATGCTTGGTCTGATAACCCTGCCTTATGTGTAAGAGATTACCTGACAGCTACAGGATACGGACTAGGTGAAGCTACTGCCAACATAAATGATACCGCCTTTATTGCCGCTGCTAACATATGTGATGAGACTAACACAGATGCTGGTACAACACGATATACAACTAATGGTGCCTTCACCACAGCAATAGAACCACAGGAACTTATAGCTGACCTTATGACCTCTATGGGCGGCACTATATGGTACACTCAGGGCTATTGGAACGTAAAGGCTGCTAAGTGGACCGCTCCTGTAACAGATGTTAACGGTGCAACCCTAGTACTTAATGAAGATGATCTTAGGTCAGGCATTAGCTTGTCAACTAGGCATTCTCGTAGAGACAACTTTAATATTGTTAATGGTACGTTTAGAGGTGAAGAAAGTAACTGGGTAGTAACAGATTTTCCCCCAGTAACCAATTTAACCCTTGCTACTGCCCTTGTTGATGGTGGTTCATACTCTATTACTGAAGTTGGAACTACAGACTTTACCCTTGTTGGGGCTACTTCTAACACAGTCGGCGTAGTTTTCACAGCGGATTTAGAGGATGGCCCAGCTACAGGCACTGGTAAAACAAACGCTTACCTTGGGGTTGATAATGGGCAAGAGTCTTCTATAGACTATGATTTTCCTTGGACTGACAATTCCATAGAAGCCAGAAGAACAGCTAGGATTGTATTAGAGCGTAACAGGCAACAGTTATCCTTTACAGCATCCTACGGTCTTAGGGCTTTTCAATTACAGACAGGTGACAATGTAAGGGTCACTAACACTAGACTTGGTTGGACTAACAAAGAGTTTGAGGTTGTCTCTTGGACATTTGGACTACAGAATGAGTACGACCTACAAGTAGAGATGACACTCAAGGAAATATCTGAAAGTGTCTTTGATGAGGTTGACGATGGTATAGTCTACGAAAGAGATAATACTACTTTGTTGTCTCCTTTCACAGTTCCTAACCTTGGCATAAACATCAGTACTGAGTTAAGAAGGGTTAAAGGTAAGACCCTTGGTGTTCTCCTAGTTGATATAAACAACACAAGCAACATTATGGATACAGCAGAGGTTCAGTTTAGAAAGACAGGTGACACTAACTTTACAGCTATAGCAACTATGGGTGCCTTTGTAGGTACAGATAGGGTTGAAGTTGTTGGTGTAGAGGATGCCTTCTATGACATAAGGGCTAGGGCTACTAATTCTCTTGGAGTACATGGTGACTTTAACACTGTGTCTAACTATTATGTAGAAACAATAACTGCACCACCAGCAGATGTAACTAACTTCGATGGTAACGTAGTAGGTAGTAATCTGTTCTTAAGTTGGACACCAGTTACCGACTTAGACTTAGCCCACTATATCATTAGGTATTCCCACTTAACTAGCGGTGCAGTCTACTCGGAAGCTGAGAACATAGCACAAGTACCTGTAGGTAGTAGTACCCTTGCTTTACAGAATGCTGGTGTAGGTACATACTTTATTAAGGCTGTAGATGATACCACAAGTGGGTCTAGCTCCTCTGTAAACCCCGCTGTGTTTGTCGTTACCTCTATAGGTATTGGGGACCTTAATGTTGTAGCTACACTAACAGAGAACCCATCTTTTGCTGGTGTTAAGTCTGGGGTATCTATTAATAGCGAAGGTTACCTAGAACTAGCAGAAGGTTTTAAGTTTGATGATGCTACAGGATTATTTGATGATAGGGGTCAAGACACAGACCCTGTAGGACTCTTTGATGACTTCACTGGTTATGGGTCTTCTGGAATATACTACTTTAGTAATGACCTTGACTTAGGGCAAAAGTACACAAGCAGGCTAACCTTCTCATTTACAAGCACAAGGTTTGATAGGACAGCAAATTTTGATAGTGCTACAGGTAACTTTGATGATAGAGGTGATGGTGTTGCCCTATTTGATGGTGATCCTACCACCTTTAGTGATACCTCTGTCTCTCTTCAGCTAAGGCATACAGACGATGATCCTACAGGTACGCCTACTTGGTCTGATTGGCAAGCATTTTCTGTATCTGACATAACAGCTAGGGCCTTTGAGTTTAGGTTAGTATTATCCTCCACAGATACTAATGTTACTCCTGTCGTAAGTGCTTTGTCAGTAACGATAGACATGTCTGATAGAGTAGTTTCTGGCAGTGATATAACCTTTACAGGAACAACTAATATCACCTTTGATGATCCCTTTGTAGTTACACCAGCTATAGGTCTATCCCTAGCTGACTTAACTAATGGTGACAGGTACACGATAACAAACAAGACCCGAACTGGGTTTACTATTAACACTTTTACTGGGGGATCAGCAAGTACCAATGCAGTGACCCTAGACTATGTAGCTAAGGGCTACGGAAAGGAACTAACATAATGTCGCAATATGCTTTTAGTGGCAATACTATCATAAACCAAAGTTTCCCCGATACTAGGACAGCTTTAAACGCTGCGTATGCGGCCTTAGCTTCTAACTCCAGTGGGGACAACGACCCTACTTCAGTAGCTGGTGGTAGCCTAGCCACAGTACAGCATCAGTGGTGGTACGACAGTACAAACAACAAACTAATGCTTAGAAATGACGCTAACAATGCTTGGATAGAAATAGCGACAATAGATGAAACCTCTGGTAATGTGTTGTCTATTACTACTCAGGGGTTGACTATTGGTGCTACCGCACTAACCGCTACAGGTACAGAAATTAATCAGCTTAGTACTATTACTAGGGGTTCTATACTTTACGGTAATGCTTCTGGCGTTACATCAAGACTAGCTAAGGGTGCAGCCGATACTGTACTTACCTCAGATGGCACAGATATTTCATGGGCTGCTGCTGGTGGTGGGGGTGGTACAGAGTTTATCTCTACATCTGGGGCAATCAGTAGTGCAGGCAGTGTAGTATTTACGGGTTTTGATGATAGTAAATACAACAATTACTTTTTTATGTTTAATAACGTACTCCCAGCATCAGCAGACACTTTGTATTGCCAAACTTCCACGGATAACGGGAGTAACTTTGCAACAACAAACGGAGATTATCATCGGACTGGTAATGCAGATGCAACTGGCATGCTGGTAGCTGAAAGTATGCAAGCGGGTAATCCTACCACTTACGGGGCTTCTGGGAGATTTGAACTATACCAACCCACAAACGCCGACAACTATACGTATTCCGCGACATACGTTTTACAAATGGACAATTTGTTTAGAATCAAGCAGGCAGCAGCTCAAAACACACTTAACTACCAAAATTCTGCTCGTATAGCGGAGGAAGATAACGATGCAGTCAGATTCCTATTTATTGGGGGCAGTAACATAGCTAGTGGCGAGATTGCGATGTACGGAATTAAGAAAGCATAGGAGTAAATCATGCCACGTTACAATATAGTAGACGGCCAAAGAGTACAGTTTACAGAGCAACAAGAAGCGGAATTTAACGAATTACAGCGGCAATACCCCGCACAACTTTTAGGTCTACAATCTGTACAGGTTCGTGAAGAACGTGATGCCAGATTAGCTGAAACTGATTGGATGGCTTCTAGTGACCTTACCATGCCCTCTGAGTGGGCCTCCTATAGGTCTTCTCTTAGGGACGTACCAAGTCAAGCAGGGTTTCCTAATACAATAACATGGCCCACTAAACCATCTTAAGGAGCAACCAATGGGATACAAACTAGGACTACGAAGTAAGCAGAACTTGTCTGGGGTACATCCTGACATGGTTGCTGTTGTCACAAGAGCATTGGAGATTAGTGAAAAAGACTTTAGTGTAACTGAGGGTGTTCGTAACATTGAACGTCAGCGTATGCTTAAGAAGACAGGCAAGTCAACTACACTTAAGTCTCGTCACCTGACAGGTCATGCAGTAGATGTTGTCCCTTATCC